CGTTGGACTCCAAGGAGAGATCATTCTCGTGGTCTACCACAACTAGGATGGGTAGGTGCTACTCCATGGAGATCAATGGATCTAGAAACATTGTCACCTTGGATTGGTCAATTTATAGAAAGCAATCATCTATCCTTTCATCATTCTGGACATGTCATCAATGCTCCTGTCGCCTCTAATCAACTTGGAATACCAAAATCATTAAAGACAACAAAAGAGCCAATGAAGCCAATTCACTATTACCCAGAGCTTTTTAGAAAGATTGATATTGGCCTTGTTCCTCTTAACAATGTAAGATTTAATTATGCAAAGTCTGGAATCAAGGGGCTTGAGTATAGTGCTGCTGGTGTGCCATGGGTTGCCTCTTACAGCCCTGAGTACGCCATTTTAGAAGAGCAGGGTATTGGAAGAGTAGCAAACAATGAAAGAGAGTGGATAGGCCACTTAGAAGAGCTTCTAGACCCAAAGGTTCGTAAAGAAGACGTTGAGAGAAATATGGAAAATATTAAGAAGTATCAGTCTATGGAAGTTCGCGGTAAAGACTGGAATGAAGTAATGCATCAAATCAGAGACCTATAGTAAAAACCCCCTACCGAATTGTCATTGCCACCAAATTATTTTCTTTGGTTGTTTTCCGATAGGGGGTTTAACTATTTTATTTTATTTGCATGGGTACTTGTTGTACCAGCCTACATATCTTTCATAGATAGAGCGAGGTGACCACTCTGCCTTCCATTTACCATGACCATCAATATCCCACATATACCATGTCTTTCCACCTTTGGATTTCTTATATGCGATTTGAGTATTGTAATCTCTTGTAAGCAATTTCTTTGAGTCCCACCACGATGCGTCTTTATGTGCATAATGGTTAAACTGGAACATTCCATAATCATTGGTTGATGAAATTGTCTTTTCATTTCCACCAGATTCTCTCATAACAATTGCCCACGCTTCGCGTAAGTTTTCGCCACGGAATCCATGTTTGTGAAGATGTTTCACCAACCAGTTCTTACATATCTTATTCTTTGGCTTTTCAACCTTTGTAACTTTTACGACAGGCTGAATAGCCTCCGCCGTGCTCGGTGCAGACTTAGCATACACCTGTTCGTTGGTAGCATTAGCCAAGTTTGTAGATCCAGAAAGAACCATCGTCATAACTAATACACCTCCTAGCAGTTTTGTTTTCATCTGTTTTCCTCCTTGTGCGGCGGCAACAACCTATCTAGCATAACATCAAAAGGTATGAATTGTCAAGTTTGTGGTCCTTTATGTTCTATTCTTAGGGGAAAAACCTATCTATTTTGTTTATAGATTAGATCTATTCCCTCCCTCCACCCTGTTATGGTATCAACTAGATAGTGCTTTGTCAATAACTGACTTAATATTTTCTATCATATTAGTCCCTGGGTGAATTACATCTCCACTGGCAATATCATACAGCACAACTTCTTCATTATCAAGTTCCCTTGGAATTAAAATTTGACTAGCATTTCCAAGAGGCGTTGCCTTACCCCTCTTTACCAAATTGTTATATGTGTGAATGTCTTTGACTGTTAACTTCATTTTGACTCCTTTGTTTTTGTCTGGTAGAATTGACCTTACATATAATTCTAACAGAGGAAGTGTTTTTAATTGTCACTTATTAACGATCATGGGTCTATCAAAGACTTTTACAGAAACTTTATCCACATCAGCAGATACGCTCGCTGGATTGAATCAGAGAACAGAAGAGAGACTTGGGTAGAGACAGTAGATCGTTACATGTCTTTCATGAAAAACCATTTGGTAACAAACCATGGTTACAGCGAAAACGACAAGACCTTTGAAGAGATTCGTAATGCAGTCATTGATCACAAGATCATGCCTTCTATGCGTGCTCTAATGACCGCAGGGCCAGCACTTGACAGAGACCACATTGCAGCCTACAACTGTTCATTTATTGCAGTAGATAGCCCTAGAGCTTTTGATGAAGCAATGTATATTTTAATGAACGGTACTGGAGTTGGATTCTCTGTTGAACAAAAATACATGAGCCTGCTTCCTGTTGTTGCAGAAGAACTTTACAAGACAGATACAGTTATCGTAGTCGATGATTCAAAATTAGGATGGGCAAAATCATACAAAGAACTTATTGCACTTCTTTATCAAGGACAAATTCCAAAGTGGGATCTAACTAAGGTTAGGCCAGCAGGGGCACGCCTAAAGACTTTTGGTGGAAGAGCATCTGGCCCAGATCCACTTGATTCTCTATTTAGGTTTACTATTGATATTTTCCGTAACGCTGCTGGAAGAAGAATTAAATCAATTGAAGCTCATGATCTAATGTGTAAGATTGGAGAGGTTGTAGTTGTTGGAGGAGTACGACGTTCTGCACTAATTTCTCTTTCCAATCTTGATGATTTTGAAATGGCTAAAGCAAAGTCAGGCCAGTGGTGGGAAGATAATGGTCAGCGTGCATTAGCTAATAACTCAGCGGTTTATAATATTAAACCAAATACCGCTCAATTTCTAAGGGAGTGGAGAAACCTATACGAGTCAAAATCTGGTGAACGTGGAATTTATAACATAGAAAGTGTTCGCAAGCATGTTGACAAGTTTGGTCGCCGTGACTCATCAAAGGTAATGGGTACAAATCCATGTGGAGAAATTCTTCTGCGCCCAAATGAGTTTTGCAATTTAACTGAGGTAGTCATTGAAGCAGATGACAAGGTAGAGGATTTAGCTGAAAAAGTTCGTTTAGCAACAATTCTTGGAACATGGCAGTCAACATTGACAAACTTTAAATACATTAGAAAGACATGGAAGGATAACTGCGAAGAAGAAAGACTTCTTGGAGTTTCTCTAACAGGGATCTATGGAAATAAAATTACGTCAACAAATAACAAAGATCTTCCAGGAATACTAGATTCACTCAGAGAAGAATCTGTTTTGACTAATAGCCAAGAAGCAGAAAAGCTTGGAATCAATCCATCCCTATCTATTACATGTGTTAAGCCTTCTGGAACAGTTTCTCAGTTGACTGGGGTATCCTCTGGCATTCATCCCTGGTACTCAGAATACTACTTGCGATCAGTTCGTGGAGACAATAAAGATCCACTAACATCATTCCTTAAAGATGCTGGTATTCCAAATGAACCAGATGTAATGAAGCCAGAAGATACTACCGTTTTTTATTTTCCCATCAAGGCTCCAAAAAATTCAGTACTCACCAAAGATCTTACTGCAATTGATCATCTTGAAATGTGGAAGACATATCGTAAGCACTGGACAGAGCATAATCCTTCAGTAACAATTAATGTTCGTGAGGATGAATGGCTAAGAGTTGGGTCATGGGTATACGATAACTTTGATAGTGTTGGAGGAGTTTCATTCTTACCATCTTCAGAGCATACATACAAGCAGGCTCCATATCAAGAAATAACAAAAGAAGAATATGAGAAGTCTTTAAGTGAAATGCCAACAACAATCGATTGGTCAGTTCTCAGTCTTTATGAAACAGTTGACACAACCACGGGAAGTCAAGAGCTTTCTTGTACAGCGGGTGTTTGTGAAATTGTTGATTTCGGCTCAGCAGCTGCTTAAAATTAAGTAAGTCAAGCAAATTATGGTACAATGGTTGTCATGAACATGCCAAAACCCAAAATAACTGTCATAGAAAAACAAGGTAACGACGGAATCTACGTCTGGCAAACACCTGAAGGAAAGATTGTGACAGATGGAGAAGGAAACACTATGAATATTCCATCTCGTCGTGGGGATATTGAGGCAATGTCTAAAATTAGAAAAGCAGCAGCGTACTACGGTTTTCCAGAAGGAGAGGCCGTCTTTCGCGCAGGACAAAGAAGACTTACAGATGAAGAGCATTCAGAACAGCTTGATAGAATGAAGGATGGACTAATCCCTTCTGAAACCGATATCGGAGCTTGGATGGATGCATCAAAGGGAATTAAGAGGTATGGCAATGGATAATGAAATAGAGTACCGTGCAAAGATTGACAATCTAGATAAGAGTTCTACGAAAAAAGAGTCTTATGACGAGTTTAATGCAGAAGTTGATCAAGTAAAAAAGTATGATGGTTTAGATGCAAATTTTAAACGCCGTGTATCAAGAATGACCAAAGTCTGGACAGGCGAACAAGATACAAAATCAAAGCAGTTACTTCCTTTACAAGATATTACAACAGCGTATGGACTTTTTGATGTTGTTGTTCCACCCTATAACCTTGACGAGTTAGCTACATTTTTTGATAGCTCTTTTGCAAACCACTCATCAATCAATGCCAAGGTAGCAAATATTGTAGGACTTGGATACGGCTTTGACATTACAGAAGCTGTAATGGATAGACTTGAAGATGCAGACACAGATGATCAGTTGCGAAGAGCGCATAGAAAAATTGAGCGTGCTAAAAAAGATTTAATGGACTGGCTTGAATCTCGCAATGATGAAGATACCTTTACCCATGTTTTAGAAAAAGTTTGGACAGACTATGAAGCAACAGGGAATGGTTACATGGAAGTTGGTAGAACTGTAACTGGAGAAATTGGTTACCTTGGACATATTCCTGCGACAACAATTCGTGTTCGTAGATTAAGAGATGGATACGTTCAAATAGTTAATCAAAAAACAGTATTCTTTAAAAACTTTCAAGACAAAAAAACCCCAAACAATATTACCAATGATCCAAGACCAAACGAGCTTATTCATTTTAAGAAGTACACACCTAGAAATAGCTACTATGGTATCCCAGACGCTTTATCATCATCCATGGCTATTGTTGGAGATCAATTAGCTAGCCGATATAATATTGATTATTTTGAGAATAA